CTAATGGCCTATATATTAGCACATAATGAAGTCTACGGCACAGACATTAAAAAAGGTGTTATTTTTATGTGCAGTCGTGATTTTCAATATCAACAGTTTACACTAGAACCTGCAGACTTTAACAAGTGGCAAGATGCTTGGCTTACAAAGGTAGAGGAATACTACGCCCTAGGAAGATAAATACTCTATAGAACATAGAGGATATCAAAGTGGCCGTTGTCCAAATCTCGAAAATCCAGGTCAGAAGAGGCCAAAAAAACTCCAACAGTGGCATTCCACAATTAAGCTCTGCTGAATTTGCGTGGGCAATAGATTCCCAAGAACTGTTTATAGGTAACGGCAGCGTATTAGAAGGTGCTCCGTATGTGGGCAACACCAAAGTTCTCACCGAACATGACAACATATTAGAGCTGGCTTCCAGCTATCGATTTGCCAGTGATGACACCGCGATCAGTCTCAGCATACCAAGAAGTCTGCAGAACAAATTAGACGAAACAGTGAGTGTAGCAGATTTCGGTGCTGTAGGAGATGGTAGCACAGACTGTGTGGCAGCATTTGAAACTGCGTTCACAGAACTGTTTAGAAATGCCAACGACATCTATAAGAAAACACTGTTAATACCCAATGGTGAATATCTTTTTACCAGCGACCTTGATGTGCCTAGCGGAGTAATTCTCCGTGGAGAAACTCAACATGGTGCTGTGCTGAATATCGGAAGTAACAACATAAGAGTTATAACCAGTCAAGGTCTCGATCTAGGGGATTTCAACAGCACCAACCGACCTACTAATCTCCACTTCAGTAATTTTACCATCAAACGCACTACTGGACAGTTAACCTTGTCTGGTGTAGCAGACAGCGAATTTAATGCTGTGAAATTTCTTGGCAGTTATGCTCTAGGCAACACCACTGTCATAGCAACAGCACCAGCAGCTGTGTTTTGGCAAAATACTCTAGTTGGTATAAGAACTACCAATGTGACTTTTGAAAAATGTGTGTTTCAAGAAAATGCTATATCTATAAAATGTCTACAAAACGCAGTCTTCGATACAGATATAAGATTTCAAGACTGTGAATTTTTTGTCAACGACACAGCGATTTATGTTGAAGGAGTGGCTACACAAGGCACCCGATGGCAGATCAATGACTGTGAGTTTCAGGAAATATTCAATCAGGCCTTTAGAGCCACTGCTGGCCAAGGCACACTAATACAAAGAGCAAAATTTTTCAATGTTGGTAATGGCATAGGTAACAGTGCCAACCCCAACGACTACATGGTTTATTTTGGCGAGATGATAGGAAATGTATTGGTAGACTGTTCAAGCAATCGACAACAATCTGTTAGTGTTGGCGCCTCCACAGCAGCGTTCTCAGAAGTATATAACAGCGCAGGAGTGACCTTAGTTGACAAAAATTATGCTCTGATATATTTGTCAGATAGTTTTACACCTCTAGCAGCATTTTCTGCGCAGAATAAATTCACAGAGATCAATTACTGTCTAAAGCTAGGAGAACACACTAGATACGGTAAACTAATTATTGCCATCGGTGACGATCTCAGTCCTGCCAGTCACGGCAGTGATGTTTCAATACTAGACAATTTTGCATATTCACCTAACACATTGATATCACCGGGAGGAAACACAATGACCAATTTTGAATTCAGCGTGTCTAAGAGCAGTAACACCGTCTTAGATGATTCAACAGCGCCAGTAATAGACACTGTGATGTTGACTTATAAAAATCCTCTTGCCACCGGTATAACCGGGTCCATATCGTATGATGTGGCCTACGGTGTTTGACGAGTATGGGACCAAAAGACTAGCAGCGTGGAGACAGTTTAGAGAAAGTTTAGAAACAAGTCCAACTCCATTGGAAGATGTTGCTGAACTTTGGTGTCATGCACCTTTTGTAAGCCCGTATTTAGATCCACAACTCCCCTCAGAATGGCCCGATCCATGGCATCTCATGTTGGATCTTAGGCTAGATGATCTTGCATTGGTGCTAGGAATGCTGTATACTATTAAATTAACACAGCGGTTTATTGATACCAAATGCGAGATACATATGTCTATGTGCCCACAAAAGAAACATCACCAATACATGTTAGTAGTCGGCGACGACCGGGTTCTTAACCTTGAATATGGCACAGTAGTCAGCGCAGCACAACTCAAAAACCTCGATACCAAGACAATATATGCAGTTAGTAAACTGCAATAAATATCCCACAACAATAAAACAGAGAACGATAAATGAGCATCACAGTTATTAAAAGAAACGGCAACAAAGAACCGTTGGCAGTAGAAAAATGGCAAGCGCAGGTTGCCAAAGTCTGTCAAGGCATCGCTGATGTAAGTCAGTCAATGATAGAAATCAAAGCACAACCTCACTTCTACGATGGTATCACTACAGCAGCTATAGATGGACTCACACTAAGAGCCATAGTGGATCTAATTGATGTTGAATCAAATCCAGATGTAGGCAATACCAATTATCAATTTGTAGCGGGCAAACAACGACTCAGCATGTTAAGAAAGGATGTGTATGGACAATACGAGCCTCCCCACCTTTATGACATCGTCAAGAAGAATGTTTCTGTGGGATTGTATACCCCAGAACTTCTAGAATGGTATTCGGAGGATGATTGGAATCGCATGCATGACTTCATTGATCATGCCAAGGATGAGGAGTATTCCTATGCTGCCATTGAACAGTTAATTGAGAAATACCTCGTAAAAAATCGTGCGACAAAGGAAACTTATGAAACTCCACAAGTTAGATATATGGTGGCAGCAGCGACTGTGTTCCATAAAGAAGAGCCGAATGCTGCAAGAATGCGTTACATTAAAGAATATTATACAGCGGCATCCGATGGTTTGTTTACTCTTGCTACACCTGTGTTGGCTGGGCTCGGCACTCCTACTAAGCAGTTTTCTAGTTGTGTTCTTATCCGCAGTGACGACGATCTGGATAGCATATTTGCTTCTGGTGAGATGATGGCCAAGTATGCCAGCAAACGTGCTGGCATTGGACTAGAGATTGGTCGCTTGAGATCGCTGGGTAGTCCCATCAGAGGCGGCGAAATCATGCACACAGGTATGATTCCCTTCTTGAAGAAGTGGTTTGGAGATTTGCGCTCGTGCTCACAAGGAGGTATTCGTAATGCAAGTGCTACTGTATTCTATCCTATTTGGCATCTTCAGTTTGATGATCTTATTGTTCTTAAAAACAATCAAGGAACAGAAGAAACCCGAGTCCGTCATATGGATTATGGGGTTGTGCTTAGTGCTTTCTTCTGGAGACGATTTAAAAACAAAGAAGACATAACCTTCTTTGATCCTAATGAGGTCCCAGACCTATACGAAGCATTTTATAAAAACACACAGAGATTTGAAGAGCTATATGTAAAATACGAAAAACGCAAAGACTTGCGTAAGAAAACAATGAGTGCTGAAGAAGTATTTCGGTCAGGCATTCTCAAGGAGCGTACAGACACAGGTCGCATCTATTTGGTGTTTATTGATAATGTTATGGAGCAGGGTCCATTTGATCCAGAGTATCATACCATATATCAAAGTAACCTGTGCTGTGAGATCTTACTACCGACTCGTCCATTTAAAAGACTAGACGACGAGACAGGACGCATAGCGTTATGTACACTGGGATCCATCAACTGGGGTGCGTTCCGTAACCCAGAAGACATGCGCCGTGCATGTCGCATACTACAGCGTAGCCTGTGCAATATTTTGGACTATCAAGATTTCTTGAGCATCCAAAGCAAGCTCAGCAACGATGAAATCCAACCCTTAGGCATCGGAGTGACCAACCTTGCTTATTGGCATGCAAGAAGGGGAATAAAATATGGCGACAAAGACGCACTGGCAGAAGTTAAAGTTTGGATGGAGCATCAAGCCTTTTACCTTACAGAAGCCACGGTCGAAATGGCGAAAGAAAGAGGACGTTGCAAAGATTCCGATCACACCAGATACGGCAAGGGAGAGTTCCCTTGGGAAAGAAGAGCCAGAGGAGTCAACGAACTCACTGACTTTACCCCAGAGCTTGACTGGGAACCACTCCGACAAGAAATGAAACAACACGGTGTGCGAAATGCTACATTAATGGCTATCGCACCTGTGGAGTCTAGTTCTGTGGTTATCAATTCCACCAACGGAATTGAAATGCCTATGAGTTTGATCTCTACCAAAGAAAGCAAGGCAGGATCATTCACACAGGTGGTTCCAGAATACAATAGATTGAAACACAAGTATCAGATGATGTGGGACCAGAAAGACTGTGACGGCTACTTGAAAACAGCTGCGGTGTTGGCTGCATATGTGGATCAAAGTATTTCAACCAATACCTTTTACAATCCTGCACACTTCGCAGATCGAAAAGTTCCCACTACACTGATAGCCAAGAATCTCATGCAGGCACATGTATGGGGATTGAAGACATTCTACTATAGTTTGATTAACAAAGCTGGCAGTAGACAAGAACAAAGAACACCAGAAGTTCACTACAACGGATTCCACAACGAACGTGAAGTCATAGAAGAAGACGAAGATTGTGAAGCATGCAAATTATGAAAACATTAAGAGAATATATTGATTTGATTTCAGAATCTACTACGGTAGATGATGAATGGTTCAAGGATGGTGCTTTTAAAACTTTTAAAAAGCCAGCTGAAGAAAAGTATGAAATCGCCCAAGAACCCGGAACAGTCGATACCCTAGAAGGGCCAGTTCGATATGAAGCAGGGCATTATATCATGACAGGTCCAAAAGGTGAGAAATATCCTATTACTCCAGAGAAGTTTGAAAATCTCAAAGACGATCAAGGAAACGGTATCGCTACACCTAAGAAGATCCCCAAGATAGCGAAACTTGCAGATCATGATGGTGTGCTACGCACATCATGGGGTGATCTAAACTATACCAAAGGCAACGATTACATTGTACGTCATGGCGAGGGCGACTACGGCGCAGTAAAGAAAGATATCTTTCAACAAACATACGACACAACAAATGAGTAAACAACAATACAACCTAAACACAAAGACAGACTACCTTAATCGTAAAATGTTTCTGGACCCAGCTGGCCCGGTAACCATACAACGCTTTGAAGAAGTCAAATACAAAAAGATTGCCGACTTTGAAGCCACAGCACGTGGTTTCTTTTGGCAGCCAGAAGAGATCAGTCTTACCAAAGATTCAAATGATTTCAAAGAAGCCTCAGATGCAGTCAAGCATATTTTTACCAGCAACTTGCTACGTCAAACTGCTCTTGACAGTTTGCAAGGACGTGGTCCAAGCCAAATATTCATGCCTGTTATCAGTTTGCCAGAATTAGAAGCACTGGTCTATAACTGGACATTCTTTGAAACCAACATTCACAGCAAGAGCTATAGTCACATCATCCGTAACATCTACAATGTGCCCAAGGATGTGTTCAATACTATTCATGATACCAAAGAAATTGTAGACATGGCATCAAGTGTTGGCAACTACTATGAAGCACTGCACATGGTCAACTGCCGTAAACAAATGGGTGAAAACATTCCAGAGAAAGAATATATCCGAGCAATTTGGATGGCACTACATGCCAGCTATGCACTAGAAGCATTCCGCTTTATGGTATCTTTCGCTACCAGCTTGGCCATGGTAGAGAATAAGATCTTTATTGGCAATGGAAACATTATCAGCCTAATCCTACAAGATGAACTTCTACACAAAGGTTGGACTGCCTTTCTTATCAATCAAGTGGTCAAAGAAGACAGCCGCTTTGCAGAAGCCAAGCAAGAATGCGAAGCAGAAGTATATGCACTGTATCTAGATGTCATCCGTGAAGAAAAAGCCTGGGCTGACTATTTGTTTAACAAAGGACCAGTGATTGGTTTGAATGCCAACATTCTCAAAGACTTTGTGGATTACACAGCAGTCAGCGCACTTAAAGAAATCGGAATTAAATATCAACAAGCTGCTCCAAGATCAACTCCAATTCCTTGGTTTAACAAACACGTTGATACCAGCAAAAAGCAAACGGCTCTGCAAGAAAGCGAAAGCACCAATTATGTCATAGGTATAATGAGCGAAAATCTTGACTATGACGCTCTTCCGGCTATATAATAAATCATGTATAAAGCACAGTTCAAAAGAAGCAATCCCTACGAATCTTGGACTACCATAGGACACTATGGCAATGAGCAGGCGGCCATAGCAGCAGCACTGAGTTATAAAAACAAAGGCATGCTGCTGGTCAGAGTCACAGACAAGAACGGCGGTATTGTATACACAGGTTAATAAAGGAAACAAAATGAACCCAGTTATTATATGGAGCAAGTATAATTGTCCCTATTGTGATCAGGCCAAGGCATTATTGAAACAACAAGGTATTAAATTTGAAGAACGTAAAATCGGAGATGGATACACTCGAGAAGAATTATTAGAAGCTGTTCCGAATGCTAGAACAGTGCCACAAATTATCATCAACGGAACATCCATTGGTGGATTTACAGAATTAAGAAAATACATCGACGAAACCGGATTTAACGGTAGCGGATATTAAACTAGGAAAAATAGAATGTTAATTGACAAAGGCGTAACAGTAGGTGAAGTGATCACAGTGAAACTAACCAGTGGAGAAGAGTTGGTAGCAAAGCTGGTTGATGATCAAATCATGCACTACAAACTAGCTCATCCTATGGTGATTGCCATGAGTCCAAAAGGTCCAGCGTTAATGCCCTATCTGTTTACTGTAGATCCCAGCAAAGAAATCAGAATAGCCAAAGCTGTGGTGGCAGTGGCAGAAGCCACAGACAAACAGTTTGCTGATCAGTTCATACAGCAGACCACTGGTATTGCATTGGCTTAAATAGTGTATGGCAACTACTCCTACCACACAGTCGACCACCCCCGGCGCGGGATCTAGTAGTGTTGGTGGACATTTTCTTGTACCGCATAATCATGCAGCCGGAACACTAAGTCGTCAAGAACCCCTATATAATCCCTTTAATGTTTTTGCCAATGGTGTTGAAATTGCTCTGTATGATGCAGCCACAACACCGGGAACATTCACAGCTACCACTGTGCCCAAGGTCACTGTGACAGCAGCTGTGCAGAACGTAGAAGGTGATGACGATAATACCGCGGGCAAAGCTCAAGCTGATCAATTTCTCGCAGAAGGTAGAATTACTGCTGAAGAATACAAGATTATTACTACAACTCCGACTCCTAAAACAGATGGTGTAGGTCCTGGTGCGCCGGTTCAAGGGCGGGACGCTGCGGCAGTTACTGGCGACATAAGTTTTGCTACTGTTCTAACACCCAACGGCACCACACTAGGTACAATGATAAAGGCAGTTACCTTTCCTAGAACCATTCCTCAACTAGCACAATGCGCACCTTCAGTCAGCGGCCCAAGTGCGGTGGTCAATAATCTAGCGGCACTGGCATTAAATGTTTGGGAACCTGTCAAGGCCAAATATCCAAACGCAACCATAACCAATAGTTTTAGACACAACGATCCTAAAAGCCAACACGGCACCGGTCAGGCCATGGACCTACAGTTTAGAGGAGTGGGCGCACACGATTATTTTGATATTGCTGTATGGATTAGTAAAAACATTCCCTACGATCAACTGCTGTTGGAATATCTACCAAACAAGACTGTGTGGATACACGTGAGTTATGCAATTCCGGGATTGCCGAATGGAGGCAAGAAAACACCGTCTCAAAATAAATTAGCAACACTGAATGGTGCAGCAGGCGGAAAATTTACACCAAATTTACACTCCGATATTATTGTTGGTGCAATATCTAACAGAGTGGTGGCAGCATAATATGAAAAAATTATTTTGGAAAATACTAGGGTTTCTTAGCCTAGGCATGGCCTATATTGGATTAATCACTCCCGGCATACCCTACAGTATATTTGTGGTGTTTGCCGCATACTGTTTTGCCAAAGGGTCGCCTACCATGCATGCCTGGTTATACAACCACAAAATATTCGGCCCATTCTTGACTAATTGGAATGAGCGCAGGGTATTCCCAACCAAGATGAAATACTTTATGTTGGCCATGATGAGCAGCAGTTTGATAATCATGTGGTTGACAAATGTGCCTACTCGTGGTATACTATATACAGCAGCCTTTATGTGCTTGGTGGCAATTTGGGCCTGGAGATGGCCCGGAAGTGTAGAAGCATATGAAAAACGCATTGCAGAAGGTAAAAAAGTTGGTTGGTTTAACAATCAATTTTAATCACACACACAGATAAACATTTTTAACACAAGGAAAAAAGTAAAATGGTAACAGGAAAAGTAAAATGGTTTAACGACGCCAAAGGTTTTGGATTCATTACTCCGGACGATGGTGGCGCAGACTTATTTGCTCACTTTTCACAGATTAATTCGAGTGGCTTCAAGAGCCTACAAGAAGGACAAAGTGTAAGGTTTGAAGTGACTCAGGGGCAGAAAGGCCAGCAGGCCAGCAATATTCAGCCTGCTTAAGGAATTGTTGTAATCCCTTCAAAGTGAAGGCATTCTGGACGTGGGTTCGACTCCCACCTGGTCCACCAGAAGCATACTAAAGTGACGCTGGGGAAGAGTAATAGTCAGCGGTAAATAAATCTTCCAAGTATGCTTCTGATGGGCCAGTCAAGGTTTCGACAGGGTGAGATAGTGGAGAAGGCAACACAGTAGGCGATGACTGTAAATCAAGCAAAACACGTAAATGCAAACGCAAATACATTTGACTTCAGCGCAATGAGCTTCACTGGTAACACCGTTCGCGGTGCTGCTAATGAAAGCAGATTTGCTCTAGCTGCCTAAAAAACAGCGGTCCGAGGTAGTTATACCTTGTAATCAAAAATAGCAGAACCCGCTTCGGCGGGTTTCTTTTTGATATTAATTTTTCCTATAATCGTCATTGAAATAATTATTGGACGAATCTATTAAAAAGGTTGATTTCCAAGTTAAATACTATTATAATAGTATATCAGTATAAACACTGAAGAGTTAGTTTTCAACACACACAAGGAGAAGATATGAAAACAGTTGGCGATAAATTAGCCCCATTTACAGTCACAGGTGTTAAGCCAGGACAACCAGAAGATGCGTTCTTTGACATCACAGATGAGAGTTTCCCAGGTAAGTGGAAAGTGATCGTTTACTATCCAAAGGACTTTACATTTGTATGCCCTACAGAAATCGTAGCCTACGACAAATTAGCAGGTGACTTCGCCGATCGCGATGCTGTATTGCTAACAGGTAGCACAGACAACGAGTTCTGTAAAGTTAGCTGGCAGAACGCACACGCTGATTTGAAGAAGATCACTCACACACAGTTCGCTGACACACAGCGTGGCGAGTTGAGTTTGATTGAACAGTTGGGAGTATTCTATGCTCCAGCAGGTGCTGCACTTCGTGCAACATTCATCGTTGACCCTAACAACGAAATCCAGCACGTTACTGTTAACAACTTGAACGTTGGTCGTAGCCCAGAAGAAACACTTCGTGTATTGGATGCGTTACAAACTGGTGAACTCTGTGCATGTAACCGCACAGTTGGCGGCGAGACTCTGTAATGTTTAAACTTCAACGAGGCATTGACACACTGCGACAGCCTGATCGTAATCCTAGATGTTATGAAATGACAGAACAAGAACGATTGGATCGTATTCGTGAATGGAACAATCGTAATGTTTGGAACACTCCAGAGCTCGCTGAAGATGATAACTTAAACTTTTATCAAGGAGCATAAATGAAAGAACAATTACTTAAAGCATTAGAAGCAAACTTTACAGCACAGATTATCAAACACAAGATGAATGTAGAAGTCATGTTGAATAATCCTATGGCAATACACGATCACACTGACTGGATGGGTGCTGTAGAAACTGAAATTGCGCATATTGCAGAGTATGAAGATAAGCTAGAAGTGTTGCAAAAATACTTCGGTATCGGAAACAAGTAATGTTAGAAACTATCTGCGATACATTAGTTGAAGCATATAGACGCAACTGGATTACCAGTCGTGATGGCAATGTCAGCATTCGTCATCACGACCGTGATCATTTCTACATCACACCCAGCGGCGTCCGTAAGCAGACTATGCAACCTGATCAGTTCAAGAAGATTGGTATTATGTATCAACCTGTTGATCGTTATACCTGGCATGAACTACCTTACACTGACATTAGTGAAAAACTAAAACCCAGCGGCGAGATTCCTCTACACTTTGGTTTACAAAAGAAGATGGGTCAACACAGCAATGAAGTCAGAGTAGTTGTTCATTTACATCCTACATATTGTATTGCGGCCATGCATGCCGGGATTGATCTAAGCACTATTAGTGAAGAGTTCCCAGAACTAAACCGTTATACTAAGGTAGCAAAGAACGTGGGAGATGTGCCTCCTATCAGTCAAGAACTTGCTGATCGTTGTCACGAAAATCTGTGGCTTCGTAAAGATGGTACAATTGGTTTTGACATTGTAGGTATTAAAGGACACGGAGTAGTTGCAATTGATACAAGCCCGTGGAGAGCATTTGAACACATTGAACGATTAGAACATATTTGTCAAATCGTATTAGCATCAGGAAAATATTAAAATGAGTTTTATTGAAACAGTAAAGGGTGCATTGCCCGACTATGCTAAGGACACTAAGTTAAATCTTGACGCTGTTCTTTTGCGTAGCACATTGGATGCTGATGTGGCCATGGGCTGTGCTGTGGCTGCATTGGCTGCAACTGGCAACGGAAAGGTGTTGGCTGTTATGTTGGCTGATGCTCCTGTTCACGCAGATGCCGCAATGACTGCTGCCAGCATTATGGCACAAAACAATGTATGGTATCCCTATGTTGAAATGGCCGAAGATCCTGCACTCAAAGGCTTGCCGGCTCAGTTACGCATGAACGCTATTGCCAGCCATGGCGGCACAACCAAGGCCAATTTTGAAGCATTCAGTTTGGCAGCAAGCATTGTGGGCAAGTGTCACTTCTGTGTTAAGGCACATTACGAAACACTCAAGGCAGAAGGCTATACAGTAGAACAACTTCGTGACATTGGACGTATCGCCAGTGTAATGAATTCGGTGGCAAAAGTGTTAAACAGTTAATAAATAGACCTTGGTACAGATTTAACACAACTGTAACATTACACACACCTTAGAGCGATAAATATGGCTATGACAGCCAAAACTTATCGCTCTATTTTTATATCTGATGTACATTTAGGGACTAGGGATTGTCAAGCAGACAAGCTCAACAACTTCCTCAAACACAATACCTGCGAAACACTTTATCTCGTTGGGGATATATTAGATGTGTGGCGCATACAACAAAACAAATGGCGTTGGAAGCAGAGTCATACCAACGTTGTAAGACGTATACTCGGACATGCCAAACGTGGCACCAGAGTAATCTACGTAGCAGGCAATCACGATGAATTTCTCCGCCCCTTAATGCCCTATGGTATTAACTTTGGCAACATTGAAATCGTAAATCAAATAGAGCACATAGGTGTTGACACCAAACACTATCTAGTCACACACGGGGATTTGTTTGACGGTATTACCCGTCTGGCACCTTGGCTGGCATTTCTTGGCGACAAGGCCTATGACTTTATCCTGTCTGCCAACAGCAAGTTCAATTGGCTACGTCACCGCATGGGTTTTGGCTATTGGAGCCTGAGCAAGTATCTCAAAGCCCGTGTTAAAAAGGCCGTAGACTTTATATTCCAGTTTGAAAAGAATCTAGTAGCCTATTGCAGAAAACGTGGGTTCGATGGTGTTATCTGTGGGCATATACACCATGCAGAAATTAAAGAAATCGACGGCGTTATCTATATGAACGACGGCGACTGGGTTGAATCATGCACAGCACTTGTAGAGCACCATGATGGTCGTTGGGAAGTCGTAACTTGGACCAAGGAGAGCGACAATGTGGATAATGATATTAATAGCGGTACACACAAACAATCCGCAAGACATACCAGGACGAATAGAATTGATGTTCCAGAATCAAACAGCCTGTGAACAAAGTTTACAATCTATGACCTATTGGTTGAAGTTTAGTCAATTTAAAATTGAAGGGAAGTGTGTAAAGAAATGAAACTTAGTGAAAAAATTACCATTGTGGTTCCTTGCAAAAATGAGGAAAACTATATTGCACATTTATTAATGCACCTACGTCAGCAATCGATAGGCGATACTAAAATTATTATTGCTGATTGTTCTACAGATCGCACTCGAGAAGTTATAGAAATAATGAAGGACGAACTGAATGTTGAAGTCATCGACGGTGGTCCAGTATCTGTTGCTAAGAACAATGGAGCACGTTTGGTAACTACACCTTACATATTGTTCATCGATGCTGACGTTCGTTTCTTTAAAGATACTGTGATACGAGATGCTGTTGATCTAATAGAAAGCAAGAACCTAGATCTTATTGGTCTAAACATCAAGTGCTATGACAAGGACCTACGAGCAAAGATTGGATTCACGGCATTTAATCTAATCAATCATGCATTGAAATACTTTAGTCCTTTTGCTGTAGGAGCGTTCATGCTGACACGCAGAGATCGCTTTGAAGAATATGGCGGCTTCCCTGAACAGTTTTCAACAAGTGAAGATTTCTTCTTGTCTCGCAAATACAGCCCTAAGAAGTTTAGAATTATACGTCATCACTTTGGACAAGACAGTCGCAGATTTAAGAAGATGGGATACTTGGGCATGGCCAAATACCTAATCAAGAACTTCGTTAATCGCAATAACAAAGCCTACTGGGATCGATTAGATTCATCTAGATATTGGAATTAAAATCGGATACAAGATAAAAGGTATCGCTGGAATCCGTAACCAGTAACTTCATACCCTAAATAGACTAAGTAATTTGCTCGCATAGCGAGTATACGACTATATGCAAACCAGTAAAGAACCTTAGGGGTGAGCCTTGCGAGGCAAAATGGTTAGACTAATCCAATTAAGTTTGGCAAAGGCACTAGGTGCCTTTTATTTTGAACAAAATATTCGATATTTTGGTAAATCTCACTCTTGTATTTATGTTGGAGTTTGTTGTATACTATGTTATATTATACTTGTTGCGTCTAAGATTAGATCAATAGGTATAATAACATACTTGTTAATCTCAGTTCAATGCGTAACAGAGTACAAGAAACTTAAACAAGGAAAATTAAAATGAGTTATACAATTGGCGTAGACAATTCTGGTGTTATAACCAGTCTATTAGTGAAAGATCATCCAGAGTGGATGTGGTACCGTGAAGCAGTTCAAAATGCTCTCGAAGCTACCAAAAGTTATATTTCCAACAAAAATATCAAATCGGCAGAAATTAAGATAAGGAAACTCCATCTTAACGGATTAATAGATCAAGGTGGGTTAGATAAGTTTAAAAATAAATTATCAGTGCTTAACCTAGGTGGAATGACAGCTACTGAACTGGTAAAAGCACTTAAACTTGGCGGCAGCGGAAAAACCGCCAGCCTTAATGCAAATTACGGTGTCGGTATTAAAACTTCAGTGCTTAACTGGAGTGATTTACTAATTATCACATATAAAGAGGGAAAGGGACACTTTGCTTGGTTAGGCAAAGAGTACACTAATGGTATTGATTTTAATATCGTTGCCTACTCCGAAGATGGTCAGGGATATCCGATTTTAGAATGTACAGATTGGATAAACGAAAACTCTAACGATCGAAATTACGACCTTAGTCAAGATTTTACAGAAGTTATTATTTTAGGTCGAGAGGTAAATCAAGATACTTATTTGAACACTTTTGGATTTGGTCCTGACGGTGAAGAACGTAAAAAAGTCAATGCAGGACACATTAAAGAAAATCTATGTAAACGATATTTTAGACTACCTGATAATATTAAAATCAAAATTGACCCAAGTGCTAACAATGAATCGGGAGATAAAGGTGCAACTAGCACTTTTATAACATTTCTTGAAGCTTTTGAAAAGGCACAACAAAATCCAAAACGAGCATCTGTGTTTGGAGGCGAGGATCCTCGATTAGAAACTGTAGAAACTGTAGATGGTATTAAGATACATTACTTCTACGATGCTCCGATCGGAGCTGGATATGAAAGATCGGACGATCCTGCGTCTAATAATTTTTTAAATGGTCCAAGTTGGACTACTGCATTTAGTGGATTTGTGTGGCGAGACGAAATATACGATACCCAGGTTAATACTCACCGAAATTGGAAAACTATTGCCTTTAGATTAGGGATACAAGATAAATTTAGTCATTTCCGTATTTTTGTAGAATTGCCAGATCGTGCTGTAATTACAGACAAGTACCGTGTGACCTTGCAAAAAGAAACTGGAGAATTAGCGTTTGACAGTGACGAGAATCTTCGTATGATTCAAGCAAACATGCCTGAGTGGTACAAAGAAAAAGCTAAAGAAACTAAGAAAGATTTTAAAACGGATCTTGACGAAGTTTTAAGAGATATGTTTTCAAAATATATGGATCTTGATCGTCCCTTACTTGGAAAACCTTCTATTAATCAAGGGATTGTTTCTAAAAGAACACAAGGACAAGGGAACAATCACCCCGCGCAACCCGGCTCCGGAGTAAAAAGGGCTGTTCAAAAGAACTTTAAAAATCCTCAGTTTACACAGCCTGATATTCCTCAATATCGAGAAGCCACAGACGACGAAATTAAAACTTATCAAATTAAAGATAATTTTGGCTGGTTAATTGAAAAAGGTGGGGATAACGGCAGAGATCTTCTTATCTATAATCCTAATTATAAAAGTATTGAAAAGATTGCAACCCAAGCTGTTTCTAAACTCCCAGATCCTGAACTATATTTTGAAACAGCTAAACAAATGTCTAAAACTGAAGTTCTAAAAAATTCTTTATTGTGGGTAATGATCTGCAGAAGTCGCATTGCACAAGAAAAAATGACTTTTGACGAGTTTGGTGTAAGCACCAATAGTGATTTCTTAGATACTTATATTTTTGCACGAGAACTACAAGTTTCAGAAGATGTGTCGCGTTCGATAATAAAACAAAAAAAGCAAGATGATAAAGTAATTGGTTCCGATACTGTTGACATTTTTGATTTAGAAAATAAATTTGTTGCTATCGGCGGCAAATTACCAGAAACAGTTTAAGGAGACAATATGACACAATTTGGACCAGGCCGGCCCGGCAAAGGGAAATCACTACGCGAGATGTTAAAAGAAATTAACGAAACGGATGAAGAAATGATGTCTAACCCGCTTTGGAAACAAGGTTTTGAAGATGGCTATCAAGCAGCCATGGAACATAACCGACAGCTGACTGCGGCATTAGCAGCTACCTATCGCATAGATAGATTTGGAGAATAACAATGACAAAAGCAATAAAAGAGAAAAAACCAGAATCATCTAAAATACGAGAAATACTAAACAGCATGGATGAACGCAATCAGTATATCGATACTCCGGCATACAAGTACGGATACGAGTCGGGTGAAAGCCAAGGCGACTATCTTGCCACAGAGTATCACAAGGAAATGATATATCGATTGGTTAAACAAATGACCATGGATGTTAAAAATAACAGTCTGGGATAGTTATACCTTGTAAACTAACAGAATAGCCCACTTCGGTGGGCTTTCTCTTGACATATGTATTAAGTATGTTATAATATATTTTATGATTAACATTTTTGGAAAACTTATGTTGGAATGTTTGATTCTAGGCGACAGCCTTGCAGTAGGTGTGGGACAGGTTCGTACCGAATGTGTTACTCATGCCAAGAGTGGTATCAACAGCTATGACTATGTGAACCGGTATCTGTTACACACCAAAGGTGATACACAGGCCAAACACGTTATTATCAGCCTAGGATCAAACGATACTGAAAAGATAAACACCTTTGAAGAATTGGACACCCTGCGTCAATTGGTTCAAGCAGATCGTGTTTATTGGATCTTGCCGGCTATCAAAGAAGAAAAACGCAAGGCAGTTTGGGCTGTGGCCAACAAGTATCATGATCGTGTTATCGAAACTCGCACCCACGATCTAAGCCCGGATCGCATACACCCTACCGGCAAGGGGTATAAAACTATTTCTAATCAAACAAAATGAATATTCTAGTAACCGGTGGTATGGGCCTCATTGGGCATAATATTGTTAGAAAGTTAGAGGATCAAGGACACACTGTGGTTGTCTATGATGTTATGACTAACTATGGAATCATTCCTCAAGAAGAGCTTGATCATTTAATGATAGAACGAAGAAAGTTTATTAAACATTCTGAGATTCATGTGAATGATATTCTTGAAGGTAGTATGTTTGATTGGCTATTACCTAAACACAACATTGAAGCAATTATCCATCTTGCATCATTTCCTAGACAAAAAGTAGTCAATGCCAATCCTACGTGGGGAAGCACAGTAATGAGCACTGGACTATTAATGCTATTAGAAAAAGCAGTAGAACACGGTGTTCGCAGATTTACCTATGCTAGCAGTAG